GGCTGAGTAAGCCTGGCTATGCAGTGCAGACACCCATGCACGAAGGTGCATGATCTACCAGAGGAGGACTGATGTCTATCAAATCAACGCGGCGTAGGTCCCATGATTATGGGACCCAAACCACGAAGGGCCGGCAAAGAGACCGGTCTCGTGCTTCCGGTGTGTTCGGGCCATGGTATGGCCAGACCGCAGTCGATAGCGCGAGTTTGATAGGGACTCAAACAACAGAGTCCGAGAATCACACCTGGCCTCCACCAAAAGGTGGATTCAGGGGTGACCTTGGTGGTGAATTTCTCTCCAGAAAGACGTTCGCGGAACTCCCAAAAGGAGGCCGCGGACGTACTCAATGGAGAACTTTCACCTCGGGGGCCACGGATCTTCGTGAATTTCATGAAGATGCGTTTTGGACCCCGGTGGAAACAGTTGGGGTAAAGCCAATATGGCCTACTTATCTCGATTCCACTGATGTGGATCTTCGAGCTAAGGGTGCCACGGCGATATCCCAATGTAAGCCAACCAACGCGTCGTCTAACCTCCTTGTCGCCATAGGAGAACTTGTGACAGAGGGTTTACCCTCTCTCGTAGGTTCCTCCATGTGGCGTGACAGAACTCTCCGCGCGCGTAATGCGGGCGGCGAGTATCTGAATAAGGAGTTCGGCTGGGATCCTCTCATCTCCGATATCCGCAGCTTTGCGGATACAATTCGTAAAAGCGATGAAATACTTCGCCAATACGAACGGGATAAGGGGAACCTCGTCCGAAGAAGACGCAATCTCCCATCAGTGCGAACGGAATCCACCACGCTCCTTAGCGCTAGCAAGGTGCCAACAGCAACCTTGTTTAGTACTACGGGGCCTGGCTCTTTTCCGTTCACGCCAGGAGTGTGGTCTGTACGTGACGTTCGTTACGTAGAGACTTGGTTTTCCGGAGCATTTTCTTACGGGCTACCCCTAAACTCGACTGGTTTAGGTGGTATCTCGTCTCTGGCTTCTCAGGCGGACCGTTTGTTCGGTCTGTCTTTGACGCCAGATGTGCTCTGGGAACTCACACCCTGGTCCTGGGCCGTCGATTGGTTCAGTAACACCGGAGATGTTCTTTCGAACCTTTCCGATGTCATGACCCAAGGCCTGGTATTGCACTATGGATACATCATGGAACATACTGTCCATAAGCGTATCTATAGTTTGAGAGGAGTCCAATTGAATGGACAACCCTTCTCAACTCCAGACGTGACCTTAGTTTCAGAAACTAAGAAGCGTCTGAAGGCAAGCCCCTTTGGTTTTGGCGTAAGTTGGGATGGCTTGTCACCATTTCAACTCGCCATTGCTGCTGCGCTCGGAATTTCCCGATCGTAGCGGGACAGTTTGCACTGTCCATACACCACAATCGCTCACTTCGAGTGAGCAGAAGGAGCAATGCCTAATGGCATTTACCGATCCACAATCCATCACGATTTCGGGTACCCCGATTTCGCTGCCCCGGATTAGTACCGGGACAAACGAATCAAAGTACTCGTCATCTGATGGGCTCGTGGACTTGTCGGCCTCCCACGCCTACGGGCGTAGGACTCGACGGGTCCTCCGAGTTGACCATTCGAAGATCACGGCGGATCCGTTTATCCCCGACCAGAACAGAGAAGTTTCCATGTCTCATTACATGGTCTTCGACGTTCCGGCCGTCGGATATACGAATGCCGACGTAAAGGCAGTGTATGCGGGCTTCAAGGCCCTCTACACTGCTTCTTCGGATGCTCTCATCGACAAATTGCTTGGCGGTGAGAGTTAGGCGTGGCAGTATTCGTAGGTTACACGCTATTGTTCGTAATTTGGATAATTACGTTCATAGCGGTTCTAAGTACGTTGGACGGAGTTTCTCCGTTTGGCATACTATAGAATACCTACTGTACTGCTTTGTGAAAGGACTCATCTACGGATTCCTTATAGTACTTGGAATGGTACTTTTGGCATCCGTCCTCATAGCCATGTGGGCGATTATATCGTCCCATGGTCTTGAGGTTTGTGATGAGTTCTATTCAGCGCCTAAGCCACACCGCTGTCCCTAATGCTGTATTAGGGCAGCGAGTGGTCGGAGGTTCATTAGGCTAAGGAAAGCTAACCTCAATCCATCAGGAAGGAGGGGCTTTGAAAAGCCTAATGTTGCTCTGGAAAATGGTTGCGGAGGAATCCGCAACCAGATGTCACACTAGCATCACCATGGATTGGAAAACAATCCAAGGTCGGTGCAAACACGAAGGGTTATCGTTTTTGACGATAACCTTACCAACCTTTGGAAAAGACCTCCAAAAAGGTCTTGACCAAGGGAAGGTAGATCGCAACCTCTTCCAGGGTTTTTCCTGGAAGGGTGGTCTCCCCACATTTTTGTGGGGTTTCCTCGATCGTGTGTTTGACCGGACTAGTGGTGTGTTGTTGGCGGAGCCATGCATAGACTCCATCCAATCGATACGTCAATTAACATTGATGTTCGAAAAGATGAAGTTGCCTTGTACTCCCGTAAGGGAATTTAAGGCGATGCAGGACTACGTCCAATGTGAGCAGGATGTCAGAGCTAACGATCTCTCTTTGTCTTCCTCTTTCCGGGAGGACTTTAGGAGAGTATCCGCGCTCCTGTTTAGTCGTATGTTTACCAAGATAGATCGTGAGATCTATTACGGTACTCATATTCCTAAACACGGTCCAGGTGCGACTGCTGAAAAACTTAGCGCAAATGCTAAGTATCGGCAGAAGCAGTGGCCCGGACGTCTTGATGGATATTTTCCACTTGTGGAATTTATCCTGCCAAATGCGTCATATTATGACGAATTGGCTGACGTCGACATCCTCGAGCCCGGTTCTGAAATTCCCGTTAGGGTTATTTCAGTTCCTAAGACGCTCAAGGCACCGCGGATTATCGGTATTGAGCCAACGGCTATGCAATATGCACAGCAAT